AAAGCAACACAATTTCATGGAAGCGGTGGCTCACAACCCATCGTTTGCCAAGAAGGTAGGAGTTCCACAGTCCGTGGGGCAAGATTTCAGCAACGCCGATAAAGGCAAAACTTTTAAACGAGGTGGTGAGATGGCTACAAAGATGGACCCCAAGATGATGGCTATGATGATGGCTAAAAAGAAAGCTGCAATGGGCGGCGGCGCTCGTCCCCCTGCTCCTCCTATGGGTGGCGGTATGGGTATGAAAAAAGGCGGCATGGCTGGTGGCGGTATGCCCATGAAAGACGGTAAACCCGCTTTTATTGGTGACGGTAAGGGCGCAATGAAGCATGGTGGTAGCGTTAAAAAAATGAACATGGGCGGCATGGGTTACGCTAAAGGCGGTTCAGCATCTTCTCGCGCTGATGGTGCTGCTTCTAAAGGTAAAACTAAAGGCACTATGATTAAGATGAAAAATGGCGGCAAAGCCTGCTAAGGATTTATCATGGCAGATGTTAAATACCCTGACGCTACCCCAGTAGACGAGCCTGCGGCAAAGAAAGTTAAGCCCGTGCCTAAACCCGCGCCTAAACCGCCAATCTACCCTAAAGATGTGCCGGTAGATGAGCCAGTAAAGAAAATGGCTAAGGGCGGATCTGCTTCCTCACGCGCAGATGGTATCGCCCAGCGGGGTAAGACCCGTGGAAAGATGTGTTGATATGGCAACCGGGCCAAAGCAAGTAGTTCAGTCTTTAAAAAAGGCTGGGTTTTATGACGCAAGTAAACCCAAAAGGCTGGGCATCATCAATAAAGTTACAACCAAACCTCAGCGGATAGAGATGGTTGATAAGTTATTTTTAGCTAAAAAAACTAGGGGTAATAAAAAATGATGGCCTCACGCGGTATGGGGGCCATCTCCCCCTCCAAGATGCCCGGTGCTAAGAAAAAAGCACGTAGGGATAGCACTGACTTTACCCAGTACGCTGAAGGTGGGAAAACAAAGTCTAAAGTAAATGAGGCGGGTAACTACACCAAGCCTGATCTACGCAAACGTATTTTTAACAGCGTCAAAGCTGCGGCAATCGTAGGTACGGGCGCTGGGCAGTGGTCAGCCCGTAAGGCACAAGTTATGGCTAAGCGCTATAAAGCCGCAGGCGGAGGGTACAGAGATTGAAAGCACCTCAGCAGTCCCTAAAAGCTTGGGGTGACCAGAAATGGCGCACCAAATCGGGAAAGCCGTCGTCAAAAACAGGTGAGCGGTACTTACCTGAAGCTGCTATAAAATCTTTGTCATCAACTGAGTACGCAGCTACCACTAGAGCAAAACGTGCAGGTAAGGCAGCGGGCAAACAGTTTGTGGCGCAACCCAAAACCATAGCAAAGAAAACAGCAGGTTTTAGATAATGGCAAATACCTCCGGTTCCACAGCTTTTAACCTTGACCTAACTGAGTTAGTCGAGGAAGCGTTTGAACGTGCTGGTTCCGAGCTACGCACGGGATACGATTTGCGTACGGCTCGTCGTAGCCTCAACATCATGTTTGCTGACTGGGCAAACCGGGGCATTAACTTGTGGACTATAGAGCCGGGAACTATTGAGTTAGTACAAGGGCAAAACACATACGCCCTACCTGATGACACAATTGATCTACTTGAACACCTAATACGTACTAACGCAAACAGTACGGCTAATCAAGCAGACTTAACCATTACACGTATTAGTGTTTCTACCTACGCTACGATCCCTAATAAGTTAACTCAAGCCCGACCAATACAATTGTGGATTCAACGCTACAACGGACAGACTTCAGTGGTAGGGTTAACCCTAAGTAGCACTATTACAAGCACAAGTACGCAAATTACTTTGAGTTCTACGGTTGGGTTACCGGCTTCTGGATTTATAAAAATAGACTCAGAAACCATTAATTACGGTTATATAGATGGGAATACCCTCAATAGCTGTTTCCGTGCGCAGAACAACACCACCGCTGCGGCCCATACGTCTGGGACTGCTGTTTATTGGCAGCAGCTACCAGCCGTGACTGTATGGCCTACACCTGATAACGCACAGACATACACGTTAGCTTATTGGCGGCTACGCCGTACGCAAGATGCGGGTGGTGGTGTCAACATTATGGATGTGCCTTTCCGGTTTATTCCTTGTATGGCGGCAGGACTTTCGTACTATATTGCGGGAAAAATTCCCCAAGGTATGGAGCGCATACCCATGCTTAAAGCCCAGTACGACGAGGCTTGGCAGTTAGCGGCAGACGAAGATAGAGAAAAGGCGTCTGTGCGGTTTGTGCCGCGTCAAACCTATATTGGGCGGTAGTAATGGGCAATAGGTTTGCTTCTGGCAAAAATGCAATTTCGGAGTGTGACCGTTGTGGTCAGCGTTTTAAGTTAAAAGTACTACGTACGGAAATTATTAAGACAAAGAACTACAATCTCTTAGTGTGTCCACCTTGCTGGGATCCCGATCATCCTCAGTTACAACTAGGTATGTATCCCGTGGATGACCCGCAAGCCTTGCGCAACCCTAGGCCAGATCGTAGCTATGTAGCTTCTGGTTTGGATACTTTAGGGTATCCGGGGCAAGGTAGTAGGGACATTCAGTGGGGCTGGTATCCGGTTGGCGGAGCAAGTCAGTTTGATGTAGCGCTGACCCCAAATTATTTGGTTGGGGTTACAAGTGTTGGTACAGTAACGGTAACGGTTTCATAGGAGTCAATGATGGACACGAAAAAAGTAAAGCAAATTGCAGATACCGAGGCCAAAAAAATGGTCAAGGGTCACGAAAGCCGCATGCATGCCAAAGGCATGAAAAAAGGTGGCCCTACCAGCGAAGACCGTATGCGCGTAGGCCGTAATCTGTCTCGTGCAGCTAACCAGAAATCGGGGTAAATCATGGCATACAGTATGAAAAAAGGCGGCAAGGAAATTGGCTCTGCTGCTGTTTATGCACCTCCACACAAGATGGATGGTACAGCCATGAAGATTTCTACCAACCCCGGCAAAGACCCCAATCGCAGCAAAGCAGAAACCTATGACGTTAGCGTTGGTGCTATCAGTAAATCTGCCGGTGATGAGTCCGTAAAAACTGACGGCATCAAAACCCGTGGCAATGGTTGCGCTACCAAGGGTGTGATGGCAAGAGGCCCGATGGCATGAACTACGCTGCGCTTGTAGTTGCGATTTCCGATTACACGGAGAACACCTTTCAAACGGTGGATGTAAACCTGTTTATTACACAGGCAGAGCAGCGCATTTACAACTCAGTGCAGTTTCCGTCAATACGTAAAAACGTGACGGGGACAATTACTGCAAGCAACAAGTATTTGTCTGCTCCAGATGACTTCTTAGCCACGTACTCGTTGGCTATTTTCTCCGGCTCTGGCCCGTACACTTTCTTACTTAACAAAGATGTGAACTTTATTCGTGAGGCATATCCCACGCCAACGGACACGGGAACACCAAAGTACTATGCGTTGTTTGGCCCAACTACAACAGCAGGGCCACCGTCTTTACCAACAAATGAGTTGAGCTTTATCCTTGGCCCCACGCCAGATGCTACTTACTCCGCAGAACTTCACTACTACTATTACCCTGAGTCGATCACCACAATTGCCAGCGGGCAAACTTGGTTGGGGGATAACTTTGACACCGTGTTGTTGTATGGATCACTAGTAGAAGCATATTCCTATATGAAAGGTGAAAGTGATCTATTAGCTTTGTACGACACTAAGTACAAAGAAGCATTAGCTCTTGCTAAACGTCTGGGTGACGGCATGGAACGTCAAGATGCCTATCGTAGTGGTCAGTATAGGCAGGCGGTCACATGAGCATTGTCCAGACCCAGACTACCAGCTTCAAGAAGGAGTTGTACACGGCTGTCCACAATCTGTCCACGGACACGATCAAGATTGCTCTGTACACAGGTAACGCAGATTTAAACGAAGACACTACCGTTTACAGCGCAACCAATGAAGTCTCAGGTACAGGCTACACGGCTGGTGGGGAGACTATGACTGGGGTTCAAATTAGTTCATCTGGCTATGTAGCCTATGCAAATTGGAATAACGTGTCTTGGACGGCGGCTTTGACCGCCCGGTGTGCTTTGATTTACAACGTGACGCAGGGTAACAAGTCTATTGCTGTTCTGGACTTTGGTTCTGACAAAACATCGACCACCACGTTTACAATCACCATGCCCGCCAACACCTCAACTACGGCACTTATCAGGAGTTCAAATTGATAGTCACTACCACCAAAGGCAACATGGATGATTCCCTGTTGGAACACCGCGCCGGAGAAATTGAGAACGACAACGAACTAACATCTTGGACTGAGTACTGGCTGGATGGCGAGTTGGTTCACCGATCAGCGCATGTTACGTTGAAGAAAATGCCTACCTTTGCAGGCGGCGCGGCAGCATCTTTTTAAGGAAATATTATGGCGAACACGCAGAGCATGGTCACTTCGTTCCTCAGCGAACTGATGTTGGCCCAACACCAACTTGGCACTTCTACTATCGTTTCTCGCGGTAGCTTGACCTCACCTACCACGGACACGTTGAAAGCGGCGTTGTACTTAGCTTCTGCTACGGTCAATGCTTCCACTACGGCTTATTCGGCTACAAACGAAGTTTCCGGCACAGGCTACACAGCGGGCGGTGTGACGGTAACAAACGCTACGGCTCCGACATCTACAAACTCCTCTGCAACGGCGGGCGTAGGTTTCTTCACCCCCTCTGCGTCTATTGTGTACACCACGGTGACGTTGACTACTGCGTTTGATGCGGTGTTGATTTACAACTCTACCCAGAGTAATAAAGCGATCAGTGTCCACACCTTCGGTTCGCAGACCATCACTGCCGGAACTTTTACCTTGACCATGCCCTCCAACACGACAACGACTGCTCTGTTGCGCTTGGCTACAACCTAAAGGGTGAGCCATGTCTCTCGGCTGGGGCGACAGCGCGTGGGGGAGTAATGGCTGGGGCGGC